AGGACTGCGGGACAGTTGATTGAACAACTGAACAAATGCAGCTGCGATATCGGTCAGGTGATCGGCGACTATACGCCCGAAGCCGGAGCGTGGATTCGTTTTAATCCGCTGGACGGCCGCGGCGTAAAAAATGAGAATGTGACTGATTACCGGTATGCGCTGGTAGAATCGGACAGCATGGAGATCGAAAAGCAATATGCCATCATACAGGAACTGGCGTTACCCGTTGCCTGTCTGGTACACAGCGGTAAAAAGAGCCTCCACGCAATTGTCCGCATTGAAGCGTCATCTTATGAAGAATACAGGAAACGCGTGGATTACCTGTACACAGTATGCAAGAAAAACGGCTTGGACATTGACAGCCAAAACCGCAATCCTTCTCGCCTTAGCCGTATGCCTGGTGTTTCCCGCAACGGCAAAAAGCAGTTTTTAGTCGGTACCTGTTTCGGTAAAGCCTCCTGGAACGAATGGAAGGAATGGGTTGAAAGCGTCAATGATGATTTACCGGAGCCGGAGAGCATGGAGTCGGTATGGGATAATCTGCCGGAGTTGTCGCCGCCGCTGATCGACGGTGTATTGCGTCAGGGCCATAAGCTGCTGATTGCCGGACCGTCAAAGGCGGGTAAATCCTTTGCTTTGATCGAGCTGTGTTGCTCTATAGCCGAAGGAAAACAATGGCTTGGGTGGAACTGTACGCAGGGGAAAATTATGTATGTCAATTTAGAACTGGACCGGGCCAGCTGCTTACATCGATTCAAAGATGTGTATAAAGCTCTGGGCTATGAACCTAAGAATTTGCGGAACATTGATATCTGGAACCTGCGCGGACGATCCGTCCCAATGGATAAACTGGCGCCGAAACTGATACGCCGGGCGGCTAAAAAAAACTATATTGCAATCGTCATCGACCCGATATACAAGATCATTACAGGAGATGAAAACAGCGCGGACCAGATGGCAAATTTTTGTAATCAGTTTGATAAGGTATGCACGGAGCTTGGAGCGGCGGTAATCTACTGCCACCATCATAGCAAAGGCAGCCAGGGCGGAAAACGCAGTATGGACCGAGCTTCCGGTTCGGGAGTGTTCGCGCGGGATCCTGACGCGCTGTTGGATTTGATTCAACTGGACATTTCAGAAAGCCTGTACGAACAGGAAGAAAACAAAGCGGTATGCAATGTGTGCAAAACTTTTTTTGAAAAAAACCTGTCAAACTGGGAAGATGATGTTTCTCTTGACGACCAGTGCAGCAGCGCAAACATGATTGCATTTGCCCGTGAGCGCCTTTCTAAGAGCCTTTATGAGGATTTAGCAGTAGATGTCGCCGCCGCCAGATACAGTCAGAAAAGCCGCACAGCATGGCGTATTGAAGGAACCTTACGAGAGTTTCCGAAATTCTCAGCAATTAACCTTTGGTTTGACTATCCGGTCCATCACATCGATCAGATCGGGTCATTGAAGGATATCGAACCGGAAGGTGAAACACAGCCGTGGAAAAAGGCTGCGAAGAGCCGAAAGAGTAAAGCGCAAACAAATCGGCGAAACAAATCGGAAGAGTTCGCGGACGCTGTAAGTAATTGCAATATGGGCGACCCTCCAACAGTAAAAGATATTGTGGAATGGTTTTCTTCTACCGGCAAAGAAATTTCCGAAAGAACGGTCCGGGATTGGGTGTCAAAATTCGGCTACAAAATTGACAGAAGCCAAAACAATATTATTGTTAAAAAGGAATAAAGAATACAATTTATCAAACGGCGGTGACCATGTTTTTATGGTCGTTGCCGATCGGAAAGCGATATACGTTAACCATGTTTTTATGGTCGCCGCCGTAGGTCGGGTGTTGAGGGCTATATATACTACCTATATATACTTAATATCGCGCGCGCCCGTAGTAGTACATAAACAATTATGATTAAGTCAGGTATACATAGACGTAAGTCAGTGAGAAGGTCGCCGCCGTAGGTTGGGCGGCACCCCCTTCACTTCCGTCTGACTACCGCGCAGGAGGAAAAAATGAAAAAAAGAGAACAGCAAGAAAAATACTGGGAATCCGAAGAAGGGGAAATAGTTGAATTTGGAAATAGCTTTATCCGCTGCTACGACAAAGCCGGGAAGTTACAATTCGGCATCAAGTGTTTCGATTACAAAACAGGCGAAAAAAAATATTTGGTAAAATTCGTACTGGATCGGAAAGAACTGCTCGAAAGCGATGAAGGTGTAAGTTATCTGCGGGGAACGCTTGACGAATGGGAAGAAATGTTTGAGAGGTAAAAGATGCAAACCGAATTTTTTATGCCAATGATCCCGCCGACAAAAACACATCAGGAGAAGGAACTGACAATCCGGAACGGTAAGCCGGTGATTTATGAGCCTGCAGAGTTGAAAGCTGTGAGAATGAAACTGAGAGGCAATCTTGCGAAGTGGGTACCAGATAGCAAATACAGCGGTCCTGTTCGGATGGTAACAAAATGGTGCTTCCCACTGATTCGTGGTCGGAGTAATGGCGAGTATAAAACAACAAAACCGGATACGGACAATTTACAAAAAATGCTGAAGGATGAGATGGAGCATGTTGGTTTCTGGGATAACGATGCGATTGTGGCGTCGGAGATTACCGAGAAGTTTTGGGCTAAGATTCCAGGAATTTACATCTGCATTTCTGAATTGGGAGGCGATCGCGCAATATGAACACACCGCAGAAATACATAGAATTCCTGCAGAGCAAAATAGACATAGCGCCGGAAACCGGTTTTGAAATAACCGACGATGAAATCAATCCGGCCCTGAAACCACACCAGCGTGACGCAGTGAAGTGGGCGGTCAAAGGCGGCTGCCGCGCGTTGTTTGAAGCGTTTGGATTGGGAAAGACCGCGCAGGAGCTGGAATACTGCAGGATCGTATCGGAACATACCGGCCGGCAGAGCCTCATCGTCATGCCGCTGGAAGTACGGGCGGAATTTATCAATGATGCTGTCAACCTGCTGGGTATTGAACCGCCACAATATGTGCGAACGATGGCGGAGGTCAAAGCATCATCCGCACAGATCCTAATGACCAACTATGAACGGATCCGTGATGGAGACATCGATCCAAAGTATTTTCCAGCAACCTCCCTAGATGAAGCCTCCGTACTTCGCAGCTATGGCAGTAAAACCTATCAAACCTTCCTGGATAAATTTAAGGGAGTGGAGTTTAAGTTGGTAGCAACCGCTACGCCGGCGCCGAACAAATACAAGGAGCTGATCCATTATGCGGGGTATTTAGGAGTGATGGATACAGGGCAGGCTTTAACCCGGTTTTTTAAGAGAGACAGCACCAAAGCAAACAATCTCACGCTTTACCCCGGTAAGGAGGAAGAATTCTGGTTGTGGGTGTCAAGCTGGGCGCTGTATATCAATAAGCCATCCGACATTGGATATGATGATGAAGGATATATTCTCCCACCGCTGAAAGTCCGATATCACAGGCTCACAAAGAAAAAGGAACTGTCTATTGACCGGGACGGCCAGGCCCAACTGTACGAAGATGCCGCGGTGAGCCTGCCGGCCGCAGCCAGGATCAAACGCGAAAGCATCAATTTACGTGTAAAATACGCAGCGGAGATAGTTCGGAAGCATCCGGAGGACCACTTTATTCTTTGGCACGATTACGAGGCGGAAAGGCATGCCATAAAAAAAGCATTGCCGGAAAGCTCGGAAATATATGGCAGCCTGGATCCGGAAATACGGGCACGGCGGAGTATGGCTTTCGCGAATGGCCAGACAAGGCTACTTGCCACAAAAAAGGAATTGTCCGGAAGCGGATGTAATTTCCAAAAACACTGCCACCGAATGATCTTTGTGGGTATCGACTATGAGTTTAACGACTTCATACAGGCGATTCATCGCTGTTACCGGTTCTTACAGACAAAAGAGGTACTCGTGGATATCCTGTACATGGAGGAAGAGTCGGAAGTGCTGGCAGCGCTCAAAAGGAAATGGCGCCAGTACAACGAAATGACAGAGAAGATGACGGAAATTGTGCGGAAGTATGGGCTTTCCGGCACGAACCGCATGAATAAACTGGCAAGGAGCATCGGAGTGGAAAGAAAAGTAATCACCGGCAATCGGTTCACGGCTATACATAATGACTGCGTACTGGAAACGCAGGGAATGAAGGATTGCTCAATTAACCTTATCCATACCAGCATTCCGTTTTCCAACCATTATGAGTACACAGCCAGCTACAACGATTTCGGACACAATCTGGATACAGAGCGATTTTTTGAGCAGATGGATTATCTCACACCGGAGCTGCTGCGGATCCTGAAGCCCGGCCGGGTGGCGGCAATCCATGTCAAGGACCGCGTGTTGTTCGGAAATACCACCGGAACGGGGATGCCGACGATGGAACCCTTCCACGCAATGTGCATCAGCCACTATATGAAATATGGGTTTCAATATTTCGGCATGATCACCGTCATCACGGATGTGGTACGGGAGAATAACCAGACTTACCGGCTGGGCTATTCGGAGCAATGTAAAGACGGGACAAAAATGGGTGTAGGCTGCCCGGAATACATCCTGCTGTTTCGGAAACTGCCGAGCGATACGTCAAAGGCATATGCGGATACACCGGTGGTGAAAAGCAAAGAGGAATACAGCCTCGCTCAATGGCAATTGGACGCGCACGCATTCTGGCGCAGCTCCGGAGATCGACGTGTACGACGCGCGGAGATCGAAGGCTCAACGATAGGATCCATTCAAAAGCGTTACAAGGAGTTTTCGCGCACGAATATCTATGATTTTCGGCAGCATGTCGAGGATACCGAGATAATGAGCGAAGCGAACCGGCTGTCCAAAACCTTTATGACTGCGCCGCCTGCAAGCTGGTGTGACGAGGTGTGGGATGATATCAACCGTATGCGAACACTAAACACCACCCAGAGCCAGCGCCGCATGAATATGCATGTCTGCCCGTTACAACTGGACATTGTTGAGCGGATCATCAACCGGTATTCCAGAGAGGGAGAAATCGTCTTTGACCCTTTTGCAGGGCTGTTTACGGTACCCGAGGTGGCAATCAAGATGGGCAGAATCGGGATCGGCACCGAACTGAATGAAGGATATTTCTCCGATGGCGTTTCTTACTGTGAATCAGCAGAAGCGGAGATTGAACAGCCGACATTATTTGATTTGTTGGAGGCGGGAGCATGAATAACCTACAACACGCCAACAAACAAATGACCACATACCGGACCAGCCGGAAAGCCCTGAATAACTGGGGCAAGCAAAAAGACCGGAGTAAGGCTGGGCGGAGGAAGAGGAAGATATAATGGAGCGGTGGGAGTTTAATCAAAAAGTATCCTTGCCATACGAAGCAAAAATCATTCACGCAGAAATGCGTGCAAGGGAGTTTTATGATGAATGTGCCAGGCGGGGGTTAGAATGTCACGTATCTGTTGGCGGACTCGATAGTATCACCCTTTGCTATTTCCTTCGAAATATAGGTATCAATGTACCGGTGGTTTCCGTGTCAACTTTGGAAGACAAGAGCATACAAAAAATCCATAAACAAATGGGAGCAGAGATTATCGCACCGCTGAAATCCAAAGTCGAAGTGATCCGGGAGTTCGGCTTTCCAGTCGTGAGTAAAGCAAAAGCAAGTAAAATTGAGCACCTTCAAAATCCTGACAGCCCAAAGCAAACCTTCATTCATGCGATCATGACCGGCCAAATGGGCGCACAAGGGAAATTTAAAAAAAGCAAAAAGATCCAGCTTCCGGAAAAGTGGATAAAATTATTCGGCGGCCATTATCAAAAGCACCGGCCTGATCTGCAATGTAAAATCGCTCCGTTTAAGGTGTCGGCGCGGTGCTGCCACTGGATGAAGGAAAAGCCATGTGACAATTGGGCTAAAAAACATAATTCGGTGCCGTACCTCGGGCTGATGGCCTCCGAGGGTGGACAGCGTGAGATGGGACTTGTCAAAAATGGATGCAATTATTTTGGAAAAAGTACAACTCGAAGTTGTCCATTTGCCGTCTTTACACGGCAAGACCTCTTACAGCTGGCACTTGATTTGAAGGTCCCCATCCCCGCTATATACGGGGAGATCAAAACAGATGAGGATGGGCTGCTGTATACTACCAGAGCCCAAAGAACCGGATGTAGTATGTGCGGTTTCGGGATACATATCGAAAAGCGGCCCCATCGATTCGACAGACTGTATCAGGACAATCCCGAAGAGTGGAAATACTGGATGCTTCATTGTGTAACCGATGAAACCGGAAAATCATACGGATGGGGAAAGGTACTTGATTATATCGGTATCGGATGGACGCCGGAAAGTCTGATCGCTGAAACCACCGGACAAATTGAAGGGCAAATGAGGTTAGCCATATGAAAAACCTATAAAAGGCAAATAGATAAAGAGACCACTTGACTTTTAATCAGGTAGTCGGAGGGAGAGAAATGAGTGATTTAAAGCCGTGTCCGTTTTGTGACGGGGAACTCGAATTCAGAAAAACCGATCTAGTTGAAGGTTTTTGCTGTACAGATATCACCTGCGGGGCTGTAATTACCTTTGCCGGTCTTGATGATTACGGTGCAGTTGATCCGTTCAAGGCGATCAATCGCCGCGTTGAACCGAAAGGGAGCACATGAGAAAATCCTGTAATGGCTGTATCCATTATCGCCGCTACTCACTCATCGGGATGGGATGTCATTATATCCTTGATACCGGGGAGCAAAGACGATGCGATCCGGCAGAGTGTGACAAGTATGAGGCGGCCGGGTATATAACAACCGTCTATGAGGACGGCAGCGTAAAGCTAAGGTTTGTTAGAGGATCGGGTAAATAGGAGGTAATATGACAAATCAAGAAAAAAAGCAGTATCTTAGGCGATATCAAGCAATTAACGCCGACATCAATCAAATGTGCGAAGAACTGTCGGAATGGCGCACGAAGGCCACAAAGATCACTCCGACAATATCGGATATGCCTAAGTCAAACGGCGGCGAAAACAGGCTGCAGGGGGCTGTTGATCACATTGTGGAGATTGAGAGTAAGATTAACGCGCGGATCGACGAATTGGTACAGGCCCGGGAGGAAGTTCTGCGAGTCATTGAAGACGTGGAAGATCCGGATTTACGACTGCTTTTGAAGTACCGATACATAAACGGTCTCACATGGGAAAAGCTTGCGGTTGAGATGAGTTATACATACCGAAATGTCTTGTATCTACACGGAAAAGCTCTAAACAAATTGGTCTTTTCATAGTTTTTCACTATTGACCTGTGTTAAAGTATAAACTGAAAGAACTGTAAGATTACAACGGGGTTTTCATTTTTCCCTCCTGAATATTTTAGAGCAAAGGCACTCCGAGGATTTCGGGGTGTTTTTGTTTGGAAAAGAAAAAGCTGTGGATGAAAGGCGGGTGAGACGGATGGCGGAACTAAAGAATAAAAGGCATGAAGCTTTTGTGCAGGAATACTTGATCGACCTCAATCAAACCCAGGCAGCAATCAGGGCAGGGTACAGTCCTGTATCAGCAGCGCAGACCGGGTCCGAGATCATGAGCAATCCGAAGGTCCGCGCACGCGTGGATGAGCTGATGGCTGAACGCTCCCGCAGAACCGGTGTCAACGCTGACCGCGTTGTTCGGGAGCTTGCAAAACTGGCCTTTATAAACGCCGATCAGGTTATTGATTTTACCACAGCAGAGGTAAAGCCTGACGCGAGCGAGGACGATCTTGCAGCCGTCGCAGGGATGAAGGTCAAATATGTACCGCATAAAAGCTTTGATGATGCCGATGAACCGGTTATCGATACGGCAATAGAGCGCGAGGTTAAGCTGTCTGATAAAACAAAAGCCTTGGAATTGCTTGGTAAGCATTTGGGGTTGTTCACGGATAAAGTGAGCCTTGAAATGGTGCAGCCGGTGTTTGACGGGGAGGATGGCCTTGAAGACTAAAACAGTAAAAATGTATCTGCCGAAAATTATCGGTAAGGGATACAAAACCTTCTGGCGCTTTCGCGGCCGGTATCGGGTATGTAAGGGCAGCCGCGCAAGCAAGAAAAGCAAAACAACCGCTTTATGGTTTGTATATAACCTGATGAAGCTTTCAGGCGCTAATTTGCTGGTTGTGCGGAAGACCTTCAGAACGCTGAAAGATTCGTGCTTCACGGAATTGAAATGGGCGATTAAACGACTGGGGGTTGAACATCTCTGGAATGTAAAAGAGTCTCCGCTTGAAATGGTATATCTGCCTACAGGTCAGAAAATATATTTTCGAGGCCTGGACGACCCGCTGAAGGTCACATCCATCACCGTCGATACCGGCAGCCTCTGCTGGATGTGGATTGAGGAAGCCTACGAGATTATGAATGAAGCCGATTTCGATATGCTGGATGAATCCATCCGCGGCGAGGTGCCCGGCACGCTATTCAAACAGATAACGCTTACTTTCAACCCGTGGAATGAACACCACTGGATAAAGAAGCGTTTTTTTGACACCAAACCCGATCCGGATATCCTGGCCATGACTACGAATTACATGTGCAATGAGTGGCTTGACGAAGCAGATTTAAAGGTTTTTGAGACGATGAAGCAGAATAATCCGCGGCGGTATCAAGTTGCCGGTCTGGGCAGCTGGGGCATTGTTGATGGGCTTGTGTACGAAAATTGGAACGAAGAAGACTTCGATCTGGCGGAAATCAAAAAAATACCAGGCATTCAATCTGCCTTTGGCCTGGACTTTGGTTATACAAACGATCCTTCAGCGCTCTGGTGCGGGATGATTGATACCAACAATAAGAAGATTTATGTATTTGACGAAATGTATAAGCGGGGTCTGTCAAATGAGAGAATTTACGAAGAAGTTCAGGGCATGGGGTATACCAAAGAAAAAATTACCGCTGATTGCGCTGAGCCGAAATCCATAGACCGGTTGTACGAACTGGGGCTGACAAGGATTCGTGCCGCGCGTAAAGGCAAGGACAGCATTAACAACGGCATTGACTATATCTCTGATTTCCGGATTATCATCCACCCTCGTTGCGTGAACTTCCTGACTGAGATCAGCAATTATACATGGGATGAAGACAGATTTGGAAAAAAGCTGAATAAGCCTGTTGATGATTTTAACCATTTGATGGACGCCATGCGATATGGGGTGGAAGACCTTATGCGCGGTGCAATATACAGTTTCAGTTGAGGATGATACAGATGATATTTACAGATATAATGCGTAAAATCGGGAAGATCATATCGGCTGGTGCCGGTACGAGCATGACGGATAAAGAGTTTTTGGAACAGGAGATTGCGCGCTGGAAGCGGTCTGCTATGCGTAAACAATCCTTTTTGGGAGAACGGTACTACCATAGCCGCCATGACATATTGAAGCGAAAGCGAACCGCAATCGGTAAAGACGGCGCTCTTGTGGAAGTTAAGAACCTACCAAATAACCGGAAGATCGATAACCAGTATGCAAAGATGGTGGATCAAAAGGTAAACTATCTGGTGGGTAAGCCGCTGACATTCGAATCGGAAAATAAGGATTACACAGAGACACTGAAAAAGGTGTTTAGCGGTAAATTTCAGCGGATGTTCCGGAATGCAAGCGAAGCCTCCCTTAACGGCGCGATTGCTTGGATATACCCGTTTTATGCTAAGGACGGCAGCCTACAGTTTACGTTTTTCAAAAGCCATGAGATTCTGCCCTTTTGGGCCGATTCTGAGCATACGAAACTGGATTTAGCTGTCCGGATTTATCAAACGGAGGTGTATGAAGGGTTCAGCCGGAGGATCATTGAGCGTGTAGAGGTTTATCGACCGGAAGGCGTCGAGTATTATGAGCTGGATCAGGGCGAACTGGTTCCCGATTCATATCGCAACAAAAAGGACTACATTGTTTTTGAAAATAACGAAGGCGGTTCTGATAGCTACAACTGGGGCAAGGTTCCGCTCATCCCCTTACGGTACAATAGCCAGGAGATTCCGCTGATCCAGCGCCTGAAGGGTTTGCAAGATGGAATAAACGCCATCATTTCGGACTTTCAGAACAATATGCAGGAGGATTACCGAAATACAATTCTTGTCATTGAGAATGCTGAAGGTACGGATTTAGGCGAGTTCCGCCAGAATCTCACTCAGTTCGGTGTGGTGAAGGTGCGGTCAACCAGCGATGCAAAAGGCGGTGTTACTGCACTGGAGGTCAAGGTCAATTCCGAAAACTATAAGGCCATTTTGGAAATATTCAAACGAGCCTTAATCTCGAACGCGATGGGATATGACGCCACGGATTTACGTACAACCGGTTCCCCGAACCAGATGAATATCAAGTCGGTGCTGAACGACATCGATTTGGACGCGAACAGGATGGAAACAGAGTATCAGGCGGCCTTTGAGGAACTGCTTGAATTTGTGAAGGTATACCTATACAACGCCGATCTGGGAGACTTTACACATGATTCCGTTGAGGTGATATTTAACCGCGACACTATCATCAGTGAATCAGAAGTCATTCAGGATATCAAAAATTCCGTGGGCATCCTATCCGACGAAACTTTGGTGGCACAGCACCCATATGTAAAAAATGTGGAAAGTGAGCTGGAAAAGTTGGAAAAGCAGAGAGGTGAGGATGAAAGAGATCTGGAATACCAAGACGCTTTTCAACCTCGACTAGAGAGTGGTGGAATGAATGGTGAACGCGGAGTATTGGAGAAAAAGGGTTGAACTGCTTGAATCCGCTTTGCACGATCACGGGATCGAATACTTTGAAAGGCTCGAACGCGATTATATAAAAGCGATGGCAAGCGTTGAGCAGGATATTTCGGTATGGTATCAGCGCTTTGCAAAAAATAACGAGATCAGTCTTACTGAGGCTAAAAAAATGCTGAACACGCGTGAACTGAAAGAGTTCCGCTGGCGGGTGGAAGAATACATACAATACGGTGAAGAAAACGCCTTGAATCAAAAGTGGATGAAACAGCTTGAAAACGCCTCGTCCCGGTTCCATGTGTCGAGATTGGAAGCGTTGAAGACCGATATACAACAAAAAATTGAAGTGCTGTACGGGAACCAGCTGGATGGCATTGATACGCTGCTTAAAAAAATCTATTCCGAAGGGTATTATCGAACAGCCTTTGAGATACAGAAAGGTGTCGGGGTTGGACAGAAGATGCAAGGCCTGAGTACGGCGCAACTGAATCAGGTGGTATCGAAACCGTGGTCAACGGACGCCAGGACTTTCAGCGATCGGATTTGGATGGACAAAGAAAAACTTATCAATACGGCTCAGACGGAATTGACGCAGACGATCATCAGAGGAGATTCGCCAGATGCCGCGATTAAAAATATATCAAAGAAGCTGGAAGTGAGTAAAAAACAGTCGGGACGACTGGTCATGACGGAGCTTTCCCACACACAGGCTGAATCCCAGAAGAAATGTTATGAGGATTTAGAAGTTGAACGGTATGAGGTGGTTGCATCACTGGATGGGGAGACTTGTAGTCGCTGCGGGTCAATGGATGGTAAAAATTTCGCGATGTCTGATTATGAATCCGGCGTGACGGCAAACCCCTTCCACCCGTGGTGCCGGTGCTGCACGGCGCCTTATCACAAAGACGTGGAGAAAATCGGTGAACGCTTCGCTAGAGATCCTAAAACCGGTAAATCTTACTATGTGCCTCGCAATATGAACTATGAAGAATGGTATAAAAAATATGTCGTTGACAAGTACGGCGAGGAAGACGCCGGAATTCTCATGAAGATGCGTGAGAACGAAACAGCGGATAAAGAGCAGTATAAAAAATACAAGCTTATTTATGACAAAAATAGCCCGGAAACATTTGCTGATTTCCAGGATATGAAGTATAATAATACTGAGAGGTGGGAGGATTTAAAAGCCGAAAAACAAGCGACTATGAATCAACTTGACTACTCACGTAAAATGAACGCGAAATTCAGTAACGGCGAGGTTCGCAGCTGGTACAACGCACATGACAAAAACATTACATCACTCATTGATAACAGTAAGCCTCTGAAAGAGCAGGCAATGCAGGCCCATGATTTACGAAATACATACAAACAGCAGGCCAGAAACATGATGCGGGATACCAAAGCTGCAGAACAACTGAGCCAAGACCGGCCCCTACTGGATTTCGATTTTTATTTCGAGAAATACAGCAAACAATACCAAACGAATGACGATGTCTACAAAGCAATCATTGACAGTTCTACCAGACCGAATCGTCAGGTAAATAAGCAATTTGGATTGGAGTGAGGAATATGTACGAATACGCGATCTGTAATATCTATGACAAGAATGTTTTTAGTGAACAGTGTACGGCTCTGGAAAAGCATATTCCTGATATGCAAAAGAAGCTGGTTTCCGTGGATGTAGACGGCTCCGAGATTCAGGAATATATGCGATCCGGCAGCAGTGTCAAAGTGCTGAATGACAAAGACTTCGGCGTTATCATCCGGTCGGATTTTGACATCAAGCCATTTTTTAAAGCCTGACAGCTTTTAACTTAATATGACAAGCGTGTTTCATGGATTACTCCGTGCGACGCGCTTTTTTCATACCAATTTTGACCGGGTCGAAGTCGCGAAACTACGACACCGCAGGGGAGGCGACCCCCGCCATCAAAGCGAAGCGGAGGAAAGGATTAACATGGAACGTAAATTTTTAGAAGACTTCGGACTGGAAAAAGAAACGATTGATAAAATCCTCAATCAGCACAGTTCGGAGATCGGAAAACACAAGCAAGCAACTGAAAAGCTGGAGGCTGACCGCGGCAATCTGCAAGCACAGCTTACAGAGGTACAGGAGAAGCTGAAAGGCTTTGATAGTGTCAATGTGGGGGACCTGCAGGAGCAGATCACAAAGCTGCAAGCTGAAATGGCCGTTAAAGAAACAGAATATCAGCAGCAGCTGGCGGGCCAGGCCTTTGACGCGCTGATCGCGCAGGAGCTGACGGCGGCGAAGGGTAAAAACCCAAAGGCGATTGCGGCACTGCTGGACACTGATGCGCTGAAAGAGAGCAAAAACCAGCAGGCGGATATCGCAGCAGCCGTTAAGGCGCTGAAGGAATCTGACGGCTATTTGTTTGAAGCGGATAAGAAGGGCGGAACCTTCAAGGGCCTGGTGCCCGGACAGGGTTCGGTTGACCCTTCCACCGACGAAAGCGACTATCAGGAACGCTATGACAATGCAAATAAAACCGGGAACCGCACGGAAGCCATCGCCATCAAGCAAGAAGCGGCGGAGGCCGGCGTGTTCCTCTGATAACGAAAGGATGAAAATATATGCCACAAGTAACAGGACTGGGCACCACATGGAATTTGCCCAACTATGCAGGAGAACTATTTACAGCGGACCCCGTTAAAACGCCGCTGCTCAGTATGATCGGCGGGTTGAACGGCGGAAAGCGCACAAGCAATTTCGAGTTTCCCACCGCGGTACTTTACGACTACCCGGCGCCGGCACAGCCGGACATTTCCGAGCAGGCATCCGCAACAGCACCCGTAGCCTCACACGCCGCAAGGGAGCAGGAAACGAACGTCGTACAGATCCATCATGAGGCGATTGACCTCACATATGTCAAAATGTCCAACAGCGGCAGGATGGATGGGCTGAATACGGCGGGTCAGCAGCCGAATCCAAAGAGCGAAGAGGCCTTTCAAATTCAGCACAAACTAGTCAAAATTGCACGGGATGTGGAGCACTCTTTCATTTCCGGAGCGCACCAGAAATCGACAGCGGCGAA